AATCATACATACGCAAGTCAAGACATGTTTGACCCAGATGACAAGATCTCGGGTGGACAAGGATTTATCTACGCCAGTTCAATTGTGGTTGCTATGAAGAAACTCAAGCTCAAAGAAGATGAAGATGGCAACAAGGTATCCGAAGTCAATGGTATCCGTGCGTCATGCAAGATCATGAAAACACGTTATTCAAAACCGTTTGAAGGTGTGCAGGTCAAGATTCCGTACACCACAGGTATGAGTCCATACTCGGGCCTGACTGACCTGGCTGAGAAAAAAGGTATTCTTAAAAAGGATGGCAACAGACTGGCATTTACTATACAAGACACAGGCGAAATTATCAAGTATTTCCGCAAGGCCTGGGAAGCCAACGAAGATGGCTGTCTTGACAAGGTCATGGCGGATTTTGCCAAGATCAAAGATGAGGTTGTTGTAGAAGAAGCAGGAGACGAAGCATGAGCGAAACAGTAGCAAGTGAAATCTGGAGCGAACTCAAACGTTACGTGAACACAGTGGATCGTGATGAAGCAGCAGAAGCTGTGGTTGCAATCTTGATTGACAATGATTCGGATGTGGATGATATTCGTGCTGCCTTCAAGAACGATGTGGATATCAAACGTGCGCTCACTGCTTATCTTGACAACGACAAAGACTATGTGGACCCCGAAGATGAAGATCCAGATGAAGATAGCGATACCACAGAAGATGACAACTGGGAAAACTAATGTGGTATAGTCAAGTGGCCGCGGATCTGGGCAAGATCCCAGATTTCATGGCACACTATGATCGTGAGCTCCTGGATGCCAAACGAGATTGCAAAATTGGCGGCATTGTTGAGAACAACATCAAGCTGCTTCCGGGCATAACTGAGCAGAGATTCTACCAGCTTCAGGAAGTGGAAGCTGTGTTGAATCTGCTGAACATTCAGTTGCGCAAGATTCGCCGCAAACATTTCCAAAAGTATCTGGAAGGTTACAATCGTGCTCTCAGCAGCAGAGATGCTGAAAAGTACGTGGACGGCGAAGATGAAGTGATTGACTTTGAAACCATTATCAATGAAGTGGCCCTGTTGCGTAATCGCTGGCTGGGTATCATGAAGGCACTGGAAAGCAAGAACTTCATGCTGGGCCATATTGTTAGATTACGTGCAGCTGGTATGGAAGATATTCAAGTGTGACCATTGATGCGTGATACATAATAGTATGAAACGCACAGCATTTGTAACTGGCATGACCGGCCAAGACGGTCCATATCTCGCTAGACTCCTAGTTGAAAAAGGCTATCATGTTTATGGCCTTGTCAAGCGATACTCTAATCCCAATTTAGACAACATCAAATGGTTGGGTATTGAGAATGACATTGAGTTGATCACCGGTGATATCACCGATGAAAACAACATGAATCATCTCATGCAAACTCTCAAACCCAACGAAGTGTATAACTTGGCTGCACAGAGTTTTGTTGGTGCTTCGTGGGATCTTAACAAACTCACCACAGAAGTAAACTCCATAGGTGTGCTGAACTTGCTCAACGCTATCCGTAGCCACAGCCCTAACACACGATTTTATCAAGCAAGTACTAGTGAGATGTTTGGTAATGCCACAGAAGCAGGCTCCCAAGGTGAACTCACTCCATTCCGCCCAAGATCACCGTATGGTGTTTCCAAACTATACAGCCATTGGATGACCATAAACTTCCGAGAAAGCTATAGTCTATACACCTGCTCCGGCATCTTGTTCAATCACGAAAGCCCTCTTAGAGGTCGTGAGTTTGTCACACGCAAAGTTACCGATGCAGTGGCCAGAATCAAACTGGGCCTAGCAGATTCAGTTACACTGGGCAATCTTGACAGTAAACGTGACTGGGGATTTGCTGGAGACTTTGTGGAAGCCATGTGGTTGATGCTACAACAACCCGAGGCTAGAGATTATGTAATTGCCACTGGAGAACAACACAGTATCGGTGAGTTGTGTGGTGTGGCGTTTGAACATGTGGGAATAACTGACTGGACTCATTTAGTAAAAAGTGATCCTAGATTCAAACGTCCCGCTGAACTTTATAGCCTGCTGGGCAACAGCAGTCGAGCAGCAGTAGAACTAGGATGGAAACCACGTACCGATTTTGCAACCATGATTCGTGACATGGTTGACGCTGATCTAGTTCGGCTTCAATCTGGAAAGTAATCTGCCAAGCGGTCCACCTGCTGCTATTTCTCCCAGAGTCCACTCTGTGTGACACAGATCCTCAAGCCACTGTGCTCGTTCGGGCATGCGTGGCTTTTCTATATCTGCAAAATCTGTGTTGGCCACTGGTAAGGCCATGCTGTGCGCTCCGACAAATGCAGGTACGCCATCTATAATGGCTTGACTACCAGGTCCTGAATTTTCATTGACCACTGCCCAGGCAGCGGGCAACATGGTTCTAAAATTGAACTCATCATAGGTGCCATGCAACTTGACAGGTTGCTGTATTCTGGTGCCTGGTCTGGGTCGAATTTTTTGTCTTGGATGCGGGCGTATGATTATTGGTCTATCAGTGTGTGCTCTTAGACTGGCAATAGTTTGATCCAGCCATTGCTCACCGGGCGGTAACCCTGCCCATTGTTGGCTGTCGTCCCGCTGCATGGCCACAAGAACATGATCGCCCTGGTGCCAAGGCTGCGGCCTCACAGACAACTTGGCTGCACGGTTGTTTTCATGCCCTTCGCCAAACCATCCTGATGCATTTACACCATTCACACCCATCTTCCAGGTTACTCCGCGGTTCAACTGACCAATTTCCATTATTATTATCGGACGACCTGACGAAGAAAACTCCTGCCATACAGCTTGATTGGCCAGCATTCGTCCAGACCACAAGTGACTCCAGATTACTGCAACGTCGGCACTTGAGTCGTGTTCAGACACACGAATACAATGACGTTTGCAGCCATCGCGGAATGCTGCAAACACAGGCCCAGAATTAAGGGCGCCAAAGCGATTAAATATACTGATGTTCATGATATGGTATTAAATAGTTATTGAACAAACACTATGTATAAAATAAATTCTCTCTGGCACAGTCCCGAACCCCCTAATGGATTCTTTAGTGAACGCTTGTCTGAACATGTAGACATACACTATCAACAACGGTATCGTTACTATATATTCCAAAATATTCCACGCAAACGCACCATGATTGACATTGGTGCCAATATTGGTATCTTTGCCAGACCCAGTGCCGAACAGTTTGAACGGGTGATATGCTTTGAACCAGTGCTCAAAAACTTTGAAGTTTTGCAAAAAAATCTAGAAAGTTATCTCAATGTTGAATTGCATAACCTAGGGCTTGGCAACAAAGATCAAACAGTCACCTTTGAATTACAAACTCTTAAATGCGGGCATACCAAACAAGTTGAAGAATTTGTTGCTAACCCTGAATTTGAAAAACACACCGGAGTACTAACCACCCTGGATCGATTCAATTTTGAATCAGTTGACTGGATCAAGATAGATGTTGAAGGCTTTGAAAATGCAGTGTTGGAAGGAAGTCGCGCCACTATACAACGCAATAGACCCTGGTTGCTGATAGAAGACAACGGGCAACAGGAATATCACAAGCAATGGTTAAACGACTTGTGTGGACCATACGAAGCAGCCCCGGTCAAAAGCAAGAGCAACACAATATGGATACCATCATGAAGCATTTACCCTATGAACGACAAGGTTTTAGTCAAAATGACGAGACTGGAATCATTGAGTACATGCTGGCAGGAATGGCTGATCCCAAACAAACTTTTGTGGAGATTGGGTTTGGCGACGGAACACAAAATATGACTCTGGACTTGCTGCATCAAGGGTATTCGGGCGTTGGCATAGATGGTTGGGATTGGGATCCATCTGTGACTGAAAGATGGCCAGATCAGTTGATCAAAATACAGCAAATGATTTCTCCAGGTGATGTTGCACAATACATACCCGAACAATATTGGCAACCAGACTTTTTTAGTCTAGACATTGACAGCTTTGATTATGAAGTGGCATCAACTCTATTACACTCAGGATTTCTCCCTGCCACAGTGTGTTGTGAAATCAACAAGCACTTTGGCAACGACTGGGCTAGTTTTCCTTATGTCGAAAACCCAGTAAAAAAAGTCACATACAATAGAAAATTTCATTACGGCTGTTCATTGTCAAAGTACAAAGACCTGTGGTCACAGTATGGCTATGAGTTTTTTACATTTGATACCAGAGCAGTAAATGCATTTTGGTTCCATCCAGACCGAGTCAGTATAGATCTAACTGTTCCCAGAAAGCAAACACTTGATGAGATAGATACTGATATTATGAAACAACAAATTGCCGATCATCAGTACTGGAACAACAAACAAAACGAAATTTATCAAACCACATGAAATACGCAGTACTAACAACATTCCATGCTGCTGGCTATGAAAAATATGCCAGCCGCATGATTGATACATTTTTACAAAATTGGCCTCAAGAAGTTGACCTATATGTTTACACAGAAGATTGTGCTATCACACAATCAGCACCCAATCTACATGTGAGAGACCTACACGCAGCAAGTCCAGAAATTGTGGCATTCAAACAACG